TCAGTCCGGATTGGGGCAGGTCACCGGCCCTCGGTGCGCCTTGGCCCAGCGACAGATGCGTGCCACGGCGTCCCAGCCGCGCTCGCCCCATGCCTCGACGTCGCTGTTGTAATTCGCCTCGGCCGCCGCATCGGTCAGGATCTCGACCGTCGGGACCGGCTTCGGTTCGACCACCAAATCAGCGGCAGGCGGCAATGCCGCTTGTATCCTGACCCGCTTGTCGCAGGCGCTCGCACCCAAGACGAACGGCAGCATCGCTAGGACGCCCAGGCGCAGCTTGTTCGATTGCATCTTTCCGCTCCTTTGCGGCTGTGTCGTTGGAGATCGCGTCTTTCGCGCGCTGGTCGGCGGCGGCGTCATTGGCCGCGGCATCGGTGCGCAGCGTCTTCTGGGTCACCTTGGCGTCGTGGGCCTCGATGACCCGGCCGTCATAGGTGCATTTCGCGACGCCGAGCGCCACGACGATCAGGATGACGAGCGCGGCCCATGCCGCTGCGCGGGCCCAGCGCTCGCCCACAAGGCCCGCCATCGCGCTGATAACGAAGGCCGGCATTATTCGCGCCACTCGAAGCGGTCGTCGAACGTCCGCTCGGCTTGCCACTCCGTGACACAATCGGTCCGGACCATCTCGGCGACATATGCAGGAAGGAGCTCGCGCGGGATGCGCTGGGACACCCGATACCCGAGCGACCGGGTTCCATCGGCCCAGAGCCCTATGACCAGAAAGCCATCCATCTCGCCCTTGTTGTCCGCGATCATCTTCGCGTGGCGGATCATGACGCCTCGCAGATTCTCCTCGTCTCGGTCGATCGGCGTAGGCAGGATGGTGATGTGCCCGCCGATTTTCGGGCGCACGGCGCGGATGCGGGCGCGAAATTCTGCCATCAGACGGCCCCCTCGTCCTCGGCGGCCGGTTCAGGCACCGCCGACGCATCGCCGTCGCATGGCTTGCCCTTGCCGATGCCAAGCTGGGCGTTGCCGTATTTTGCATTGAGGTAATCGGCGCCCCACACAACGAGACCCACGATCAGCGCAAAACCCGCGGCGATGGCATTGTTCCAGACTTGCTGCGACAGAGCCATTTGCCCGAACAGCGAACCGGGCGCCTCATTCTTCAGGAACGAAGATACCCAATAGAGCAGCGCCATATTCTGAAGCGAAAGCGCGACGATGCCCAGCAGCATCGCGAGCGAGAAGATTGCCCGCACCTGTTGGCGCGTCAGGTTGACCAGCGCGCGCAGGAAATTGCCGAAGGCCCAAAACGGAGTACCGAGCCAGCGAAAGAAGGCCGCGATCCGGTTCATGCTTCGCTCTTCGAGATCGTCCCGGCCGGGAGCACCGGGAGATAGAGCGCCGAGCGCGCGGGAACCGGAACGCCGGCCGGCCAGCGGATATCGGTCACGGCTGACTTCGGAATATCTCCGATCCGGACCATGTCGTTCGCGTTGCCCTCGAGCACCTTGAAGTTCTTTCGGTCCGGCGTCTCGCCGACGATGAAGAAGACATGCCCGCCACCGTTGCGGTTCTTCACGCCGATCGCGCCGAGCTGGGCGCGGCAAGCGGTGCCGAACGTCGCATAGGCCTTCGCCCGCGGGAAGTCCTTGGGATAGGTCAGGCCCGCGTCATAGAGGCAGCGCGCGACGAAATAGCCGCACCAGGGCGTTTCGTCGTCGTTGAACCAACCCGCGCCCAGCAGCGCCCAGCCCTTGGCAATCCAGCTATTGTGCCGCGGTCCCTTGATCTCTCGCTGCCCGATATACTTCCGGCCCGCGGCGATCCACGCCGGGTCGGCGCTGGGTTGTTGCAGCTTCACCGCCGCCGCCTCGCGCGCATCCCACAGCCACCCAATCGAATTGATGTAAGGCACTTCGGCCTGCAGCAGACGCTGTTCCGGTGCGATGGCCCGCAGCGCGGCCGCGATCTTGTCGGCATTGCTCATCGTCCAGCCCTTTCGCGGTGGTAGGATTCGAGGGCAGCGACGCGCTGCTTTAGCTCGTCGACCTGCTTTCCCGTCGTGTCCTGCTGTTGTCGCTCGTCGATACGCGTCACGGTCAGCTGCAGGTCGTTGAGCGTCTTCACGCCCCACGCAGCAGCGCCAGAAACGCCCATCGTCAGGACGGCGCTGACAATGATGGCGGCCCATTTGAGCGGGGCGGGGATTTCGGCTTTGACGGGCGGCGGCCCGAAATGAGGGTGCTGGCTCACAAAATCCCTGATCGCCGCGCTCGCTGCGGCCTTGGCGGTGGGTTCGACGATCGCGCGAACCGTCTCGGCATTGGACATGTCAACCATGCTGGCGCACCTTTACATTGGCGCAGTGTTCAAGCATCTTTCCGGCATGCTTGAACCGGCAATCGACGGGCGCTCGGTCATCCTGCTTTGCAAGCGAGAGCGCTTCAGTGCCATGGCGACGGAAATCGCCAAAACGCTTTTGGGAGCGCGTCTGCGCACCTTCTCTGGCACGGTCGGCGATCCGCTGCCTGCGCCCGTAGAGCGCGGCGCTGCGATCCTGATTTCGTTCCTGTCGCCGTGGATTGTGCCCGCGCGGATCCTCGACCGCTGCGGGCTGGCGATCAACTTCCATCCCGGCTCCGTCGACTACCCCGGAACCGGCTGCTACAACTTCGCCCTGTACGAAGACGCCGGTGAGTTCGGTGCGACCTGCCATCACATGCTGCCGAAGGTTGACACCGGCCCTGTGATCGAGGAGCGCCGGTTGCCGATCTTTCCGGCCGACACGGTCGAGACGCTGAAGTTGCGCACGATGGTAACGATGCTGGCCATGTTTCAGGACATCGCAACCTCCATAGCACAGGGCAGCGACCTTCCCGTCGCCAAGTCTCATTGGACCCGCCGCGCCTTCACCCGCCGCGAGATGAACGCCCTCAAGCGCCTGACCGACGACATGCCGCGGCACGAAGTCGAGCGCAGGATCCGCGCGACCATTTATCCCGGATATGACGGCCCCTATTACGACAGGGATGGTCGATGCGAGATGGTGCCCGTCCCGGAACGTGCCGCAATCGCCTGACATCACAGCGTGACCTCTGCGGACCGTGCGACCTCAATATAGCTTGCGCCGTCAAAGCGCAGCTCGACGGAAATCGCCTTGCCCGCGCCTGGTTGGATTGGGCCAGACAGCTTTGCGGGTGTATAGGAGCCTGCCGCAATCGCGCCGCCCGTCGTGTTCTTGATCGTGATGCGAATCGATTGGCCCGCAACGGCTCCCGCAGGCTCGATATAGGGGCTGTAGGCGGCGGCATCGGTCACCGTCATCGTTGCCCAGCTACATTTGAGCGGCTCGATGTACGGTCCCGGGCCATATTCGATAGCGGCCGACTTCTCGACCAGACCCGCCGCAAAAACACAGTTCTGCTTATCGGTGAATTCGATCGCCTTAGCAGGGACGTTGCCGTTGGGTTTGGTCCATATCTCCACCCCGCCCCCTGAGCCGGTAATCTTCTTGGCGCGAAACTGGCCGAACAGATCGAGCCCCTCATCGGCGTAGAGGTTGATTAAGGCCGCGCCGCCTGCTCGAGGATTTGCCACGCTCACGATGTCGCCGTCGACGATCAGCGAAAAGTTGCTGTCGTAATAGGAGACTTTATTCGTGCCCTGCGGAGCCTCGTTGGTCCACTTTCCGGTGCCGAACAGGGGTGCGTCGATCTTGTTGCCAAGCGCGCCATTCTCGATCAGGCCTTGGATATTGTCTGGGTTGGTGACCGGGTCGGTGTTGCCCTCGATGTCGCCGCCGAGAATGTTGCAGGCGCGAGAATTGGCGGTCAGGCGGAATCCCACTCCTTTGTTCCCTTGGCAGACGGGATTGATGAACGTGTTCCATAGGCCGGTGTCGTGGTGGATGCCGTCGCCGAGATTGCCGCGACAATCGGCGCTGATCATGCAGCCCGCGTTGGCGTCGGGCGGTTCGGTCGGATCGTCGATGAATATGCCGTGCCGACCATTGGCAAGGCAGTAGACGCCCACGACCCGCCAGAGGTTGGCGTTGGCAACCATTGCATCGTTCCCGATGCGCAAGCCGTCGCGACCCGCATGCGTAAACGAGCAGTTCTCGATGACCTGACGCTCCGACGCCATCTGGACAAGGTCGCCTGTCCGGCCATTGACACTGTCGAAATGGACGTCCGTCACCATGGCATCGTAGCCAGCGAGAATGAACGCGGCCTCGGTTCCGCTGTTGAAGTCTTTCAGAAAGCAAGATTTACCGCGCGTGCCCGGATCAGAGGTGTGGCCGAAGCCGACAATGCGAACATGGGTCGGGACTTCGATCTGCGCCGTATAGCGATAGACGCCGTCGACGTTCACCGGCTGTCCGGTGGCGGCGCCGCGAGCAATCGCCGCGACGATTGCCGCCGTGCTGTCCGCCACGCCGGTCGGATCGGCGCCCTCGAAGTCGTTGATAGACAGCCGCTCGCGGAGTTTCGCTTGCGCCGTGCGCGCCGAAGCGTCGCCGCTGGCTTGCTCAAAGCCGATCATCTCGGAACCCGTCGTTTCCGCAATGTCTTCGCGAAGTCCCGAATCGGCGCCGGTGCCGTGCGACAAGAGGATCCCGCCATCGGGCAGGAATGAAATATATTTGTTGGCGCGAGCCGAAGCGCCGGGTAGCACCATCCCCTCTTCGCCGAAAGGAAGCGACAAGGTGCGCAAAACCCGGCCGCGCAGCCAGATATCGCGCTGCGCCGCACGGTCGGCGACTTCGTTCACCGGCTCCGCCAGCCAGGCGCTGCCGTTTTCGAAGCTGATCGGCTGAGTGAAAGCAGGATCGAGCATCACGAAGAGCTCGGGTCCGGCGGCGGGTGCTTCTGCGAAATTGACCGACCCGCCGCCGTCCGGGTTAATCGTCACGGAATAGCCGACAGGATAGGTTTCAGCGCCATCGGCTGCGCGCAGCATCACGACAACTTCGGCGGCGGTCAGGGCGACGAATGAAAATGGAAAGGCGAGTGTCGCCCCATTTGGCAAAAAAGGACCGCTGAAGCTGTCGGTGTTGTCGATTGCCATATTGTGCACCCGGATCCTGAAGGTTCCGAATGACTAAGGCGGCGCTCACCCTGCTTGAATCGGGGGCGCCTATTCGACCTTGCCGGTTGTCAGTCCGCGCCACCAGTCGCCGATGCCGTCTGGGTGAGCGTCGCCCTCGCCAACATCGACCAGGAATTGCGCCGCCACGGCCATCTGACCCGTGGTCAAGCCGGTGAAATAGCCCACCGTTTCGATTGCATTGCGGGTTGCCCTTTTCGTTTCCTTACCTCTGGCTATTTTCCCGAGATCGGACCCGACATTGATGACGCTCTCGATGCCGCCCTGCGCAGGCGTGAAGCGATAGCCGAACGACGGCCGGTCAGTCGCTTTCGCCCAGAGGGTCGGCCCGATGTCGCGCAGAACCGGCACGGGCCCGAAGATCTGGAACATGATGTTCGTGATCGCCCATTCGGCCCAGCTCTCGTCATCATCATCGTCAGGGGTCCGGCCGGCAAGGAGCTCGGACAGGAGCGGGGGAACGACGAAAAGCCACCATGCGCGCGCGATCAGGCCAGGCGCATCGGAAAGGCTCGCGCTTCGAACGTCGCGCGCAAAGGTGCGCTGGCGCTGATAGAACGCCGACATGTAGCTGTAGAACATGGTCAGCAACTTGGCCGCCTCGCCAAAGGTGCCCCGGCCGGACTGGATGGCAGCGAGATCCTTCGCGGCGCCTGCACCCTGCGACTGGCGCACCGCCTTGTCGGCGGCGTAGATCGCGTCCTCTTCCGACATTTTCTCCGCGATCGCCTTGTCATAGGCGCCGAGCCAGGTCGGGATGACAACGATGCGATCGAGATATCCGATGCCGTGGAATGCGAACTTCTTGACCGCCGAGAGGCTGCGCTGCCCGGCCGCCTTGCGGACATTGTCCCGGATATCGCGGTCGAGCGTGTCCATGCGCGCCGCGACCTCTTTCGACTTGCCCAACACGAGCTCCCACGCGGCCGGATTGGCGACATCCTTCAACCGCGGGAGCACCCATCGCGCGCCGATTCGCTCGATGCTGTTCGAATAGCCGGCCGCCTGCATCATGATCGTCGAGAGCCGATATCCCATGCCCACGATCGTGGCATTGAGGCGAGCCTTCTTGATGAACCCCTCAATCCCCGCCTGCCCGGCACGGTCATAGGCCCATTCGTTGGCGATGCGCTGCAGCCACGGCCGGAACTGCTTGCGGACCTCGGGCCCGAGACTGTCGTCGACCGCCTTCATGATTGGCCGCGCCTGCAAGAATTTGTCGGCCTGCATGATCGCCTCGCGATGCGTCAGGTCGTGGATGACCTCGCCAACGTGCCGGTGAATGACGCCAAGGCTCAGATGGATCGGCCGCTCGACGTTCGTGCGCTCTTTCGTAAAACCCTTCGGCGTCGTCGCGCGGGTATAAATGCCCTCGAACAGGCTGTCCGCCTTGGCAGCATAGCTTTCCGATTCGTAATTGCGGCGCGGATCGTAGACGACGGGATAATAGCCTCCCTTCAGCGTGCCCCATTTGGTCTGCACCGGCCGTGCCTCGATCTTCTCCGGCGCGATATCATTGACCCGCTTCTCCATCGCCTCGATGTCGGGCCACAAGCTGTTGATGATGTCCCAGACTTCCTGGACATAGGCCCATTCCTGCTCGGTCATCAAACGATCGAGCATCGCGCGGACGCCCGTCTCCGACCAGCCGTAGCCGCCGAGCAGCTTGTCGAAATTGCCCTGGTTCCCGGTGTTGAGCGCGATCGAGACCACCATCTCGCGGGTCATGACGAAGGGATTGCCGGTTTCGCGGTTGAGGAGCTCCGGCGCGGTGATCTTGTCCGACCAGGACTTGAGCGTCTTCGCGTCGACCTTCTCAAGCGCGGCGCGCAGCTGGCCGAGGATGTCGGCCATGCGCGCGCGCTCGTTCTCCTGCGCGTCGACGAGCGGCCGGAATACGATGCGATTGAAGATGCCGTTGCTGTCGCCGCTGTCGAGCCAGTCGAAAACCGTCTCCATCTTCAGCAGCGCCGCGTCGGCGGCGAGCACCTTCGATTTGATCGCATCCCATCGCGAGGGCTCCATGAGATCGCTGGGCGCCCGCTGCGGCAGCTTCGCGACCGCCTGCACCGCTTCGGTCACGGTGAGCTCAAATTCGCGCTTCTCCTGTCCGTCCTGCAATTCGCGCTTCAGACGGCCGAGGTGGATGATCTGGCGCACAGCCTCGTCGAGCCCGAGCAGTTGCTCGACCGTCAGCCGCGTCCAGTTGTTCTTGCCGATCGTCGCCTCGAACGACGCCGGCACGACGATGTCATATCCTTCCGCCTGGCGCTTCGCCGACCATTCCTCCCACTTGCCCTGGCGGTTGATGCCCTTCTGTGACCGGCGCTTGATGTCGACGGCCTCGAGCAGCGCATGCGCCTGTTCGAGATATTCCTGGTCGACCGACTTCATCACCGCCTTGCTCGCGATGTTGTTCAGCCGGACGCGCGCGGCCTCGACATCCTCATGCGCCTTCTTGGCCTCGGAATAGAGCGCGTTGTTCAGCATCTGCTGCTGTTTCGCACGGAAGGCGCCCTCGATATCGCGGTCGAGATAGGCGACCTCTGCTTCGCGCGCTGCCTTCTTGCTCGCCCTGGCATAGCGCTGGAGCGCGCTCGGCATCGCCTCGACGCTGACGCGCCCGCTGCGGATCTTCTGCCGCGCCCAGTCCTTCGCGGCCGAGTAGGGTGTCGGCGCCTGCCCCGCCTTGCGGCCGAGCACGCGGACCTCCGCCGCAATGACCTCGCCCTGCAGGTCGTTATGCACCGCGGCGATCGCTTCGCGCTCAATGCTGCCGTCGGTGAGCGGCTCGCCGTAGCGCTCGCGCATCATCATATCGAGCTCTTCGTCGATAATCCGGTCGCGCATGCCGCGCTGGTCGCCTTCCTCGCGCGCCGTGCGGTGCGCGAGCTCGAGCTCGATGAGCGATTCGATCATATCGCGGCCCGTCGCGAACCCAGCCTGCTCCGCGATCGTGTCGGGATGGACACCGCCATTGCGCATCAGGGGCGGAACCCCGCGCGGCATGGCCTCCGCCGCCTCGTCGCCCATGTAATCGACAACCCAGCGCCGGTCGATCGGGGTGGAGCGCATTGCGGTGATGGCACGGAACGCGGGCCGCTCGGCAACGCTGGCCTCGATCTCGTCGCGAAGCTCCGCGGCGATCTCTTTATAGCGCTTCGTGTTGCGCGCGCGGACGTCGCGCACGGTTCGGTCAAGCAGCTGGCCGCGCGCTTCGATGCGCGCGTCGGCGGTCAGGCGCTGATAGGCTTCGAACTCGCCGCTCGTCATATCCGATGCGTCGGTAAGGAGCGGAGCGATCGACTGCTCCTGCGCGGCGAGCGCGATATCGTCGTCGGTGGCGATGAGCCGGTCCATCACGCCCCTGATCTCGGGCGTCAGGGGAGAGCGAAGCGCCTTGACGCTGCGATAGATGCTGACCAGCCAGGCGCGGAATTGTTCGAAGATGCTCCGCAGCGCCGGTACCGGTGCCTTGCCTTCCATCAAGTACTGCTCGACGCCGCGCGCCCACATCTCATGCGCCTCGACCGGGATGACGCCATTCTCGATGGGATGGCCGTTGGCAGCGAACCACTCTGTCACCGCCTCCCAGTCCGATCGAAGCCGGTTCGTCGCATCCTCGGACAGCGCATCGGAGCGGAGCTCTTCGAGCCACAGGTGCCCGGTTTCGTGAAGGAAGGTCGACAGGTTGCGCGACTTGAAGAGCTCGATCAGCGCGGCGCCGGTGAACTCGACGCTCGGGAAAATGATCCTGCCGCGCGGAGAGGCCGGATCACCGCTTTGTTCAAGGCTGGCCGGTTTGTCTTTCGAGGGCAGACCGAGTATAGGACGCCTCGGCCTCTCCGGCCTAATGCCCGATACTAATTCGGGATCACGTGCCGGAGGGTCACCTTCCAGCACCTTTTGCCCCTTGGCCTTTGCAGCCGCCACCGCCTGCAGAATCTGGGTATCGCCATCGACGCTGCCCCTGGGCTTCTTCCCGTACACGCTGTTGACGATCGACACCTTGCCGTCGCCGCCGATCGCCGCGACGACGGGATCGCCGTTATTGTCCCGAACAGGCAGCGCGACGACGACACGACCGGAACCGGCGAGGCTGGACGGATAGATCGCCCACGGCTGTTCGAGCAGCGCGCCCAGCCGGGTCAGGATGCTCATGTCGAGATCGTGCTTGCCCGCGATCGTCCGTATCTTGCCGCGCCCGATCTGAAGCGTTCCGGCCGGCAGGCCATAATCTACGAGCGCCTGCGGTACCGGACCAAGGTCGATAAAGCCGCGCGTGCGCCTTCCCTCCCACGCCTCGCGTATATCGTCGCGGAGACCCGCCTGCTGATAGTTCCGGCCGTCGGCAGCATTGCGCGCAGAATATGCCGCGACCGCTTCACGGATCTCGCGGCGGGTCGCCGTCGCGGGATCGAGGCCCTCGTTGGCGAGCAGCGTCGCGAGCTCGAGCGCCGCGTCCGATAGCGATGTGTCGGTTTCGGTAGCGTAGCGCGGCTCGCCGCGAAGCTCGGCGCCGATCGCGTCGAGAAGCACATTGTTGTCGAGCGCGTCGTCATAGGTCCCGGTCTCACGGCCGGCGAGCTCGGGAAAATAGCCGGCTTCGATCGCGGCGCGCAGCACGTCCTCGGGCGCGGTGTCGCGCTGCTCGCTGCCGACGAAGCTAGCCTGCCCCTTGTCGGACTTACGGATCAGGCGCTTACGAAACGGCGCGCCGCGGTGCCATGCGTCGCCGCCCATGCTGGCGATATCGCCGCCGGCATCGTCGATACCGCCGCGGCGCGCGATGAAATCGAGAAGCGAGGGACCTTGCTTTGCGCCTTGGGCGCCCTTGCGCATCGCGTTGATGACGCGATCAAGCCCGTCGTCTTTCTGCCGCAGGGCCAGCTGCTCGGGCAGGATCTGCACGACATCGACGTCGTCGAACTCGCGGCCGGTGAGCATCTGCCCCTTGCGCATCGCGCGCGTCTCGTATCGGGCCGTGACGAGCTCGGCCTGCGTTCGCGCTACCGACGGTGTATACCCGGCCGACTGGAGCTTCTCGACGACATTGGTGACGAGACGCTCGCGCGCCTCCATCATCTCGCGATCGAATTCGTCGATCGCGGCCGCCTGCTCTTCCATAGTTTGACGGAGATCGGCCATCTCGGCATTGAAGCTTTCGGCCTCGAAGCGCGACATGCCGCCAGGCGACAAACGCATATGATCGCGCAGCGCCTCCCATGCCGGGGTTCCGGGGAATGCCGAAAGGACGCGCTCCACCGGCATGACGACATCGCCGCCCGTCGCCATCGCCTCGAGCGATTCCTGCTCGAAATCGGCCCATGCCTCGGCGTCGAAGTCGCCCGACTGCATATATTCCTGAATGGCCTCGGCCGGGATGTACACTTCGGTCGCGCCGCTCTCCTCGGCCATCTCGCGGATCAGCGCCGCATAGGCATCGGGATCGCGCTGGCGCAGCTTGGACTTCTGGGCAGCCTCGCCGAACTGCTCAAGGATGGCGCCTTCGCGCGTCGCACGCTCGGCTTCGCCCCGCTGCGCCGCCAGGCGCGCTGCGCCCTCGGTCACTTTCTGCGCGGTCCGCGTGACCGCTGCCGTGGTGCCGACGGCGCCGATTGTCCCGAGGAGCGTCTGCCGGGCAGCGTCCGGCCGCTCGGCGATAAACTCCGACATCGTCTTTTCGGGATTGAGCGTCACCCAGCTGTCGAAGTCCTGTAGCAGCGTCGCCACCTGTTCGCCCGGAATCTCGGACACCAGCTGGTTCAGCAGCAGCTTGCCAAGCGGAGAGCGCGCGGCGATATCGCCGAGCAGCTTGGCCGCGGGAATATGCTCGGTCAGCGCTTCAACCGTGCCTTGCCGCGCGCCGTAGGCCAGCGAGGTTCCAAGATCGAGGCCGGCATCGCGGGCATTCTGATACTCCCCGGCGCCGGTGAGCACCCCGAACACGCCCGACGCCGTTTTCGGATCGCGCGTCAGGACGGCCGCGGCTGACATCGGGATCGATTCGGTACCCGCAAGAAGCTCGCGCGCGACCCAGCTCGTCGACTTCGGTCGCCAGTCTTCGGACGCCGCGGCGAGCGCGGCCTGCCTTTTCGCCTGGGCTTCGCGGCGAATGCGCTGACTTTCCTCGAAGCTCTTGTCCCAGCGCGGGTTATACCCCGTGTAGGTGGCGATGAGGTCGCTGAAGAAGCCCGCGATTGCAGGCTTCGGATCGAGCGCGTCGAGCGTGTCAGAGACGGCGCCGATGGCGCTGTCCATATTCTGGCCCATCGAATACATGCCCGACATCAATGACGGCCCGAGACCGGTCACCGTTTCGCGCGTGCTGCGCCAAGCTTTTCCGAGGAGCGACAGGCTGTCCCAGTCGTCGGACGCCGCCGCTGCGCCGCGCGGCTGCGCTACGGCCCATTTCCCGATCGCGGGGTAACGCTCAGCCACGGACATGAAGCGGCGGACATCGCGGCCCTTCTCCGCTTCGGCGAGACGGTCCTCGACGGTGAGCGGTGGCACCCCGATCTCTTTTCCGATCGCCGTCGCCCGTCCGACCGTGTCCGGCGAAGCAGAGAGCAGGAGATCTAGGCGCGTCTGATCGTCCCGCTCGCGGCGCATTTGCGCTTCGACAGGGTCGATGCGCGCGACCGGCTGGTTGGCGGGCTTGCGCTGGCGGTATCGCTGATCGTAATAGTCCAGGCCGGGAAGAGTGGGGGGCAAGGGGCACCTCGTCTGTTGCCCCGGAACGCTAGGGATGACGCAAATGCTCTTGAATCGCGCTGTTTTCCTGCCGCTTCTCCTCGCCGGCTGCGCCGCACCGATCGACAATTCCGACCAGGCAACGAAGATCGACGAACTGGAGCAGCGCGTCGCGGATCTCGAAGGCCGTGCTGATGCCGTGGAAACAAATCAGAAGACGATCGCCAAGGCGGTAGCGGTAAGCCTGCAAAGCCCGGTTGCGGCTCCAAGCGACCTCGGCACCGACCGCGCATTCGAGCGGATCAAGAAACTCGAGAGCGCTGAACGCGAGCGCCAGGGCAAGGATGCCGAATCCGCCTTCAAGGACGCGGTCGCGAAATAGCTTTCAGCTAAGCGCGGCGCGGCCTAAGGGATAGACATCGCACGCGGCCGGCCTCTGTCTTCGGGACATGCACACTGGCCGCGTCTTTATTTGGCGTAGTAGCGGCGCCAGTAATCCGCGACCTCCTCATCGCTCGGATCTCTGCCATAGGTGCGCTTATAGGCGCTTTCGATCTTCTTGCGGGTCGCGTCGGGGATATTGGACGCGCCCATGTCGTAGAGAGGCCGCGACGACGATCCGCCATACCAGGTGGTTGTCGCAACATCCCGCGTCGCGCGCTTGAACAGCTTGAGATAGTCGTCTTCCGTCAGGCCCTTCGCGCCATTTTCGAGCAGCTGCTTGGCCTCGGACTCCATGACACCGTAAATGGCGACCCGCTGCTCGTCGGAGAACTTGCCGAACCCGCCATATTTCTGGCCCCATTCGATCGCGCCCGTGATGCCGCTGCGCAGATGCTTGTCCTTGGGTGCTTCGGTCCGCATCTTCGCTTGCTTCGTCGCGAGGCCCTCGAGTTCGGACTTGGTCACCTTGCCTGCGTATTGGCCGAGCGGCATGGCCTTGAAGCTTTCGGGGTCATAGATCGACAGCAGGTTGAGCGCGAGCGCGTCCGCACCGTTCGCGGGGACATCCTTCGGCTTCGCATTGCGCTTGCCAGCATCGATATAACGCAGCTGCGCCTCAGGGCTGAGCCGGTCGCGGATGCGCGCCGGCATCTGGGAAATGTCGGTAAAGTTCGGGTTGGCAATGACCCACTCCGACGCTTCCCGCTCGGCCTGGTTCTCGTCGCGCGCCTTCAGCTGCTCGTCACGGGCGATTTCCTTATCCGCCCACAGCTTCGACCGCTCGCGGCGCTCGGGCGACCATCCTTCCTTGTCCGCGAGGGCATCGATCTGGCTATAGACCGCGGCCTTGTCCCACGTCCGCGCAGACTGCTGCGCACCGCCACCGCCGATCGCGGCAACGTTCTTTTTGACATAGGCCTGCGTTTCGCCGGGCAGGCGCGAAAGCCAGTCGCCACCACCCGCGATCGCGTCATCAACGGCGCCGGGGCCGGCATTATAGGCCGCCCATGCCTTTGCGGGATCTCCGCCATAGCGCTTCAGCATCGCGGCGAGATAATCGCGCCCGACACGCGTGCGCTCTGCGTCGCTGCCGTCCTTGGCCGGCCGGACCCCGAAACCCGGATCCGTGTTTGTCCCCGGCATGACCTGCATCTTGCCCTGGGCGCCCGCGGCGGAGGTAATCAGGCGACCCTTGCCGTCGCGCTCGCGATTTCCCGATTCGCTTTGCGCCGTCACGGCAACCATTGCGTCGAATGTCGTACCGGCCGGGGCGGCTTCCTTGGTGCTCGCCCCCTCGGCAACCGGCATCGTCCCGATCGCGCGGTCGAAATCGCCCTGCGCCTGGCGCGTGAGAAGCGGTTCTTTCATTGCTCCGCGCAGCGCGAGCTCGTCATTGGCGTTCATCTCGTCGGCGTTGGCCTCGAGATAGATCTGCGCGGCATCGATATCGTCATCGGCAAGCATCCGGTTGACGACATCCTTATGGACGGCGCTCACCGCGTTCGACTTTTCGAGGCGGACCTGGTCTTGCGACCAACCATTGAGCGCGCCGAGCTCGTCGACAGCCGCCTTCATCGTGTCCATGTGTGCGCCCATGAGGTCCGGCCGGTCCCAGTTCGCGGCCGCGTCCTCGCCGGACAAGACAACCTGTGATTTCAGGGTGCCTTCCTGCTCTGTCCGCAGCTGGCGCGTGGCATGCTCGCCGATCTTGACGCTGTCGGCACCGAAAAGACCCTCGATGCGGTCATTGGCCATACGGCGCATCCGGTCGTTTGTCGTCGCGCCGAGCGCCTCCTCGCGCAGCTTCTTGAGCGCATCCTCGGTAGCCGCGCGCTTCGAATAGGCATTCGAACCGGTCTCCAGCTGAAAGTCCGAAAGGATCTTCGCGGCGCCGGTCTGGTACCGCTGCGCTGCCTTGCGGCTTTCGGTATCATCGAACCGGAGGTCGATATCTGCCTGTGCCTGCGCAAATTCGGCACCGGCGCGCCCGAGATTGGCCACGCCCTGCGCGATCGCGAGACCGCCCGCTGCCATGTCCGCCGCGCGGAGACGGGCACCAGTGGTTTCGGCGGGAGCGACCTGGTCGGCCTGATAGACCTGAACGCGCGGCATCAGGCCGCCTTCATCTTGCTATACTGCGAGGCACCGCCGAGCGCGGTCGAGGCCATGTCGAACGCACCTTTGACGAGGGCGCCCTTCGCGGCGAACCGCGACGCCTTGGCGCTCGACCGATAGTTCGCAGCGCTAATGTCGAACCCGCGCACCTTTTCGGCGCCCTGGTCATAGATGCGCTGGGCATCCTCACGCGCCAGCATGTCGGTATCGCCGGCGACGTCGACGGCCGAGCCGAAATCGAGACTGACGCCGTTCGCCGCTTGGGCGACGCGCTGCTCGCCCTTCAGCTGGGCGACGCGGCGGTAATGGGCCAGCGCCTCGGTCTTCGTGTTTTCGCCCGCGCGGAATGCCGCTTCGTTCTCCATCTTGGCATTCTGGTCGGCAACGCGCGCCTCGTACCGCGAGGCCGCGGCGCTTTGCAGCGCGGCATAGCCTTGTCCAGCGGCAGTCACCGCCGTCGCCGCAATCACCAGTGTTGCTGGATCACACATCTCGCACCTTCTCGAAACCGAAGAACGGAACCCCGCCGACCCGACGGCGGTCCTCGCCCACCGTAAAGCCCCACTTTTTCAGCATCCGGATCGCCGCGGCATTCTCGCAAGAGACATATCCGGACAGGCGCTCGCTTGAATCGTGAAGGCGAGCAATGAGCGCCGGACCCATGCCGAGCAGCGCGCGCGCATGCTGCCACACGACATCGGTACCAAGAAACCACGGCGCACCCTCGCCGGTCAGCGCGCTGTTGACGACGACGCCGAAGATCGCCTCGGGACGCTCATCGACGAACGCGGTCCAGGCCTTGTCGCTATTAAGGATCGATTCGCGCAGGGCAGCCTTTGGGGTGTGTCCAAATGCCGCGCATTCCCGGACATCGACCGCGCGCATCCGGCGCGCAACCGATCCTACATGCCTGGTGCGGGCGAGCTCCAGCCGAATCCCGCTAATCATTGATGACAGGATCGACGAAGGCGCCGAGCAGCGTCAGCGGGAGCGGGGCCGTTTGCTTCACATGTACGCAGACCTTGCCCTGCTCGACGTTCCCCGAATTGATGAGATAATCGCCGGTCATCAGATTGTCGGGGCTGCCGTAGGCTTCGGCGACCCTCTGCTTGACATACACGGTATCGCTCACGCTCGATCCGGCGTTGACGCCGGAACTGCGATGCAGCGTGAGCACGATCTCCCCGGCCTGTTGCTTGCGCCCGACGTTCCATCCCTGTCCCGGAACGTTGGCGCGCACCGGCAGCGTCTCGATATCGACCGCATAGGGCAGGCCGAACGTCACATAGGAGCCACGCGGCACATCGGGGGGCAATGTAACCATGCCGTTGGCGACGGTGAGACCGGTGACCGGAACGCCATCGACCAGCGCTGTGACATCGGTCCGCCCCTCCAGGTGCCAAAGACCGCTGAAGGTGCTGCGCGGCTGCTCGAAATCGCCGGTGACGGCGCAATCTAGGAAGCAGCACTCCTTGAGATCGGTCCAGTCGTGCGACGCCATGCGTTCGACAAAAAAGCGGTCCGCCCCACCGATCCTGCGCTTGACGATCAGATAGACGCGGTCTTCGCCATTCTCCGTGATCGAGCACACCGACTGGACCTCCCCGTCGGTTTCGCAGATCGTCCAGCCCCAGACATTCTGCTCCTGCTCCCAGGTGAAGCACAGCAGCTTGCCGTCCGACCGCACGGCCCAAATCAGCGAGCGCGGCTCCTGCGAATAGCACCACGACACGATCGTCATGTCCTTCGCAAAGAAGTCGCTGCAAAAAATGCTGATATCGTCGCTCTTGAGGCCGTCGATCTCGAAGCTGAAATTGATCGTGCGGACGCTCCGGCCCACCGACGGTGCATAGAATACGACATTGTCGACGACGAGCGGTGGTAGACGCGAGGAGCCACGCCCGATCTGCCGGCGCGGCGCCTGGCTGGTAGCCGTGATCACGCCGCCGCTGCCGTCGCCGTCGACGTTGAAGATCGCGTCGCTGGTCAGCGCGAGCAGGCTTGTCGTTGATGCCATCTGCTCGACACTGTTGACCCGGCCCGCAACGATGGAGAAGGACAGGCTGTCATCGGCACGCAAGGGGCGCGACCGGTCGAAATTGCGGAACTGGCTGCCCCCGGATCGGCTGCCCCATACCCCATTCGGTGCATTCTTGCTCCGCGCGAAGAGCAGGCGCTGCTCGAACAGGGTGACGGTGGAGGGATAATCGCCGGCGCCTGTGAAGGGATTGAAGCCCTGCGGCGGCGCCTGGTCGAGCGCGGGTCCGATATTGTCGTCGCGAAAGGTCAGCTCTTCCGTCGTGCCGATATAGCCGAAGAACTGGCTATTATGTGCCTTATAGACATTGTACCGCGTCGCTCCTGTCACCGCCGACCAGGTCACGGTGTTATAGTTCTTCTTGAGCCCCAGATCGTTGACCGCCGAATCCTCGGCGCTGGCGCGGCTCTCCTGCCCCGTGTCGTCATTGACCGCGGTGACGACATAGCTGTCGGTCTGCGGGAAATAGGCCGCTCCGCTATTGTCCGCGTCGGTGTTCGGGGTCGTAGCAACTGCGTTTACCCCGGTCGGTGCCGCGATCGTCGGGCCGAACGCGATCGGCCCAAACAGCCACTCGGTATGACCGGCGCGCAAGAGCTCCTGCGGAGGATGATCGATGTGCGCGAGGAACATCGTGTCCGCTGTCTGTTCGAAGTCCAGATCGGCGAGCTCGACGCCATTGAAAGGACTGCCGACGACATATGCGCGAGAGGCACCCATCAGGGTATCTGCGTGCCAGGGCTGCGCGGTCCGTTCCCGAATCCGCCGCCGCCGCCACCACCGACGCCGGGAGGCGGATCGGGCTCGACGGGCGGAGGAACGACCGGCGGGGCGGGCGGCGGATCTGGAGCGCCGACACGCGTAATGCCACCATCAGCGGCCGTGAACGCGTCGAGCCCGGTGGTATCCGCGTCAATCGTGAACTTGTCGGCATCGACGACCGACACGACCTTCCAGAAGCGCCCGTTGAGCTTAGAACCGAGTTCGCCCTCGATGCCGTCGAGGTAGATAAGCTGCCCTACCGAATAGTCGTGGAAGGCGATCTCGATCTCGGCGTTGGCAGCGTTGCTGATGCCAGTGATTTCGAGCTCTTCCTCAAGCACGCGCCCGCCCAGCGCGCAGGGCGACATATATCCCTGCCCCATTTCCAGGGCATAGGTTTGTGTCAGGCTGAACTGGAAGGGGATGATGCGCGTCGGCTCTTCGCCGTTGATCACCTCGGCGACGAGACGCGTGCCGGGCCGTTTCGTCAGTCCGCCATATTTGAGGATAATGACGTTGGTCCCCTCTTTGAGACCGGCATTATAGGCATCGACATCGAAGCGGCCGTGCAGATGCTCCGCCAGAACGCCGCGGCTGAAGTTCGGCTGACCGGCGCGAAACATCAGAATTCTTCCATGATGCCCATGCGGGCATATTCAGCGTCGGAGACGTAGCGCGGGCTGGAGCGCGGGACCTTGTTGCGCTCGTCGCTGATCGCCTCGGCCTTTGCGAAGGCCGCCTTTTGCATCAGCGTATTCTCGCGCTTGGCATCCTTCTTGATGCCGAAACAGATGCGCGCGGCGAGCTCGAGCACATAGGCGCGACGGACAAGCGGCGGCAGTTGGAAATTCGCGGTGCGGTTATAGACGAGGGTCGCATTTTCGACGTTGGTGTAGAGCTTGCCGCCCGACACGGTGAACGCCAGCGGGATGGCATTCTGCGCAGGAAACGTGCGGGGACCGGCGACGGGCAGAGACGTGGCGGCATCCTCGACGCTCCGCACCGCGAGCGGCGTCGCGCAGTCGGCGGGCAAAGCATAGGCGAACAGCCATTCGGCCGGGCGGTCGTTCGGGACCAGGGCGAGAACCTGATAGGTATCGGTCCAATGCCACTCGGTCCAGTCGACAAGCTCTTCCATGATCACAAAGGCGACCGCCGCGCATGCGCGCGCTTCGGCCGACGGTTCGTTGAGCGAGGCGATCGACGGCGCCGCCAGTTCGATCATCGCCTGGTTACAGAGCGCGACGGTGGTCATGACGCAGGGGTACGGCGCGGCCGGGTGCGCTTGAATCGGGCACGAAAAAGGGCCGGACGATCGCTCGGCCGGCCCTTCCCCCTTCCGCCCGCAGGCGTAACGATTAGCTGCCCTGGAGAGCAGCCTTGCGCGCTTCGAGCGCTTCGAGCGCCCCGCTGCGCGATTTCCCGCCCTTCTCGGCTGCGATCAGGGCGTCGACAGCGCCGACATCCCCGACGGTTTCGAGATAGGCCGTGAGGTCAGGAATGCTCTGGTCGAGCGGACCCGGATCCGGCTGCCCGGCCTGGCCTGCATTCCCCGCGGCCGCGGCGCCCGCTTTCAGCTGCTCGATTTCTGCGCGCAGCGCAGCGATGTCAGCGTCACGGGCGTCGAGCGCCTTCCGGAAGTCGGCTGCGCTCCCGTCGCCCTTGCCGACAACTTCGCCCTTGGCAGGCGCCGGCGTATGCTTGGGCCGCTCGACGACGTTGCCGTCCTTGTCGAGCAGGTCCATCCAGCTGCCCTGCGGAATGTTCGTGGTGAACACTTCGCCTTCGACGCGGATCTTGTCGCCGTCATAGCCCTCGGCATTGGCACGATAAGTTTTGAATTCGTCCGCCATCTTACTGGCCTCCCACGAAGTTGGTATGGCGGGCGGCGACGACGCCCGCGGTGATCTTCCCAGTCGTCGGGGCGGCGCCCGTGACGTCGTAGAAGAGCCGCATGTTGCGCTCGTTGGTGCCCTCCGGGATATAATCCGGGAAAGCCAGCTGCTTGCCGATGGTGAGCTCGGCGAGCAGATAGCTCGCTTTTGCCACCGTCTTGGGCGAGCCGAAGGCGGGATCGCTGTCGACCTGCAGCTGCACCTCGAGGCTGGTCAGGTTGTTGAACGTCTCGGTCACGTTGATCGAGAGCGGGACCTTGCAGCCTTTGCCGATATCGCGCACGAGGGCGGCGGATGCACCGAACGGGGTGCCAGTGGCGCCCAGGTCGATGCTGTTCGTCGAAGCGGCATCGGCCGTGATGGCCTGATCCTCGCCGAACATGTTGGTGATGTCCATGATGCTCATCTGTCTTCTCCTGGAAGACCGAAGGCGACGCCGAGCGGGCGCCGCCTCGGTTCGTTAAGCGACCGCAGCCTCGGTGTTGAGGATGTTGTCGGTGTCGCGGATCGGGATGCTGCGCCACGTCATCACCTCTTCGCCCTGGATCTCGCGCGGTTTCAGGCGGACGAAGTTGTCCGACGAACCCGCGTTCGTTCCCTCGGCATCGAGCGCTTCGAGCAGGGTGCGGTTCATGTAGATGACCGTGCGGGTGGCGCCGATAATGCCGCCCTGGTTCTCCATGCCGTAGTTGCGGCGGCCCTGCAGCTTGTAGAAAAGCTTGCGGAGCAGCGGATTGACCGCCTTGGTGCCGGCGATGACATCGGACACGTCGATGTTGGCGACGCGGCCGCTGTAGCGCCAGTCCTTGACGGTCACGCCAGCATGCTGGGTGAACATCTCGTCCTTGGCGTAGTAGGGATCGCCGTTCGCATCGAGGACACGGTGCTCGCCCTTGTCTTCGCGGTCGACACCAGCCGGCACGCCCTGCGGGGTGATGACCGAGGTCGCCTGGTCGCCCCAGGTGATCATGGCGATCGACGTATTGTCCGAGCCCGAGCCGCCGCCGCTGACGACGTTCGGGTTGGCGAGCGTGTTGTACCGGGCGAAAAAGCCATGGAACTTGCGCGGCGCCGAGCCGATGTTCGAGTACCAGAAGGTCTTTTCGAACTCCTGCGCCATCGCTTCGAGGAATGCGGTCGATTCGGACATGCGAACCTTTGCGGCATTCTCGCCCGCGATCTTGAGCAGGCGGCTGTCGACGGTCGACAGGCCCTCGACGAAGCCGGTGACGTCGTCGACCTGCGTCGTGGTCGACTTCGACTGCTTGATACCCTCATAGAGAGCGCCCCAGCTGACGCTGGGCAGGCCGGTGCGAATGTTCGAGCGGTGCTTCGTCCCCATGTTGCAGGTGATGACGTTCGCATCCTTCATGATCGGATTGAGCGTGTGCAGCGCCTCGACGATGTCGCCGAGCTCGTTGCCTTCCTGCTTCATTACGTCGATGAGGCTGAGATAGGTGTTGCCGATGATAGCCATTGGGAAATTCCCCCTTTAGTCGTTGGGATAGAGACGCTTCGCAACATCACCTTTCGCGCCGGGCGCCGAAGCATCCGCCCGCACGAAATCACCGTCCTCGGACACGAGCTCGCCCAGCTTTGCAGCCATGCGGATCATGTCGGGATGGTTGCCGAAGCCCGTCTGCTCGAGCGCGAGCCGGAACGGGTGAGCCTCGACATTCTTGTCCTTGTCGGCCTTGACGAACCCGAGCGCGTCGAGCCCCTTGGCGGCCATGTGCATGGTGGCGTCCCACTTCGCGCCGCCGATATCCTCGGCCGCCTTGGCGCTATCGAGCCACTCCTTGCGCTGGGCGTTGCCCTTCGCGACGATGTCGTTGACCGTCGCGTCGACGGCGCGGTCCATCATCTTCGCCGCGATCGGCACGAACTTCTTCGCCTGGTCGTTGGTCAGGTTGAGCTCGCGCAGGATCGGTTCGGCTTCGCCGACAATCTCGGGATCGAGATCGACGCCCTCGACCGAGAGGTCGTAGGCTTCGGGCGCGCCCTCGGCGCCATCGCCGTCGCCTTCGCCCTCGCCGGATCCGTCACCGTCCCCAGCGTCGCCGCCGTCATCCCCGCCGTCGCCGAGCGCCGTGCCGCCGCTGCCGTCATCATCGCCAGCACCGCTGCCATCACCAGCGCCGGCATCACCGTCGCCCGTGCCGCCGTCGCCGGTACCAGCATCGCCAGTCCCCTGATCGCCAGCGCCTTCGCTGCCACCGGAGCCGCCGTCGCCGCTGCCGTCGCCGTGATCGTCCGGCGCACGCATGAAGCGGCCCATGGCGCGCTCGACGGGCGACATGAAAGCGGCAGAGGTCAGCAGACCGGCGCGCAGCGCGGTCGATTTAGTCGGGAATATCGTCGTAGCGGTCCGCATGCTTCTTCTCCTCGGGTTTCGAAGGGGGGTTGAGGGCTGTCAGGATGATTGCGTTGATGGTCGCCAGCGCCTCGGGTGTGCGCAGGGCCTTCGGCTGGCCGCGATCGGCTAGCTGCAGCAATTCCAGCCCCAGGCTTCGACGTCCCTCGAACAGAGCGAGATCACGCGGGTCATGCCCATTGGCTGGCTCCCAGATGCCAGCCAGTTGAATCGCTTCAAAGAGGAATTGTCTGAACTCGGGGACGGAGAGCAGAAGCTGAATTTCGCGATCGGTCATCAAGCACCGAGCAGCGTATCGAGGAGCGGCGCGCCGCCGACGTCGGTTTCACTGAGCAGGCGGGCGGCATCGGCGCCCTGTTGCAACGCGGGCGCGGCCTCCATCATCTTCGCCTGCTGCACCTGCTGCGCGCGCTGCTCGCGGAGCTTGTTCGCGTCGGCCGTCGACCGGATGATCTTCGACGGTGTGCCCGCGCGCTGCGCATATTCGTCGATCGTCTGGTCGATATCGATCTTGTCCGCCGCTTCCGGGAACGCTCCGGCGAGATTGCCGACGAAGCTGACGCTGCGCTCGATCTGCCCGATGCCGACGAGGCGCTGCATCTGCGTGAGGATCGAAACAAACTCGACCTTGATCTCCGCATCGCGCAGCGCGGGCGGCGCGGGCGGCAACATGCGGCCGCGCTCCATCAGGCTGAAGACACGGTCGATGACGATCATCAGCTTTTCGGTGCTCACGCGCTCGATCACCGGCCCGAGCTGGGTCAGCTTTTCCTCGTTGCGCTTGGCGATCTCTTCCATATTTCGGGGCTGGACGCCGCGCATATTGGTGATGGCGTTGAACAGGTCCGCGTAAAACAGGGTGTCGACCTGCTCCTTGCACTTGTCGATCTCGGCGCGGATCGCTTCCGGTGCCTGGTACGGCATCTGGTAGGGCACGACGATATTGTCTTTGAGGACACCGTTGCCCGTGACGATCGACCGCGGCTGGCCGGTGAGCCGCACATGCGGCGGCACGATCTTCTCCGGATGCACCATGAGATCGATCGCCTCATTGCGGCGCTTCGTCTGAAGCTGGAGCTCGCGGAGCGCGGCAAGCGCCTCCATGCCGGGCGAGGTGCCATAAACATCGCCGCCCGCCACATCCCAGCGCGGCGCCCAGAAGGGCTGTTCGGTATAGCCCGACACGCGCAGCGTCGCGTCGCGATCGTCGCTCGCGTCCCAGTATACGCTGCGATAGTTGAAGCGGCCGGCCGTATCGGGCTCGATCGCCTGGTAGATCTCGACGTCCTTTTCATAGTCGCTGCGATCGAACGCGGTGCGGATCCACGGCTGCACCTTGTCGCCGAACGACATGACCGCCTGCCGCACCGTCATGGGGCACAGGCGATAGAGCGTGTCCGGCCGCATAGCGTCGGACAGCGCGATCCAATATTCGCCGAAGGTCAGGCTGTGGCAGACGCCGCCATAGAGCCGGTGCTCGACCATGACGGTCGCCTCCGTCCCGAACAGGCCGGATTCGCCATAGCCGGTCTTCGCGGCGCTGTAGAAATTGGTCGACGCGAGAAACGCGTACATGCGCGCCTCGACATCGCTCAGCCACGCTCGAACGCCCTCGGCCTCCATGAACTCGGACGCGACAGCCAGCGTAAACCAGGGGGTCGATGCCGAGGACAGCCCCGATGTCATGCCATTGGTGAGTGTGCGCTGTGCGATGATGCCGTGCGGGTCGAGCAAGCGGTTGTTCGCCTGGCGCCGGCGGCCGCCCTTGTTCTTCTCGGTCGCGAGGAACCGCGATCGTGCAGGCTGTGCGAAGCGCGCGATGTCGCGGACCTCGCTCTCATAGTCCGCGCGAATGCTCTTCATCCCCGACAGGCGGGTTTCGCAGTCCTGTCGGATCGACGCCATATCAGCCGAGCGTCGGGTTCGCGGTGTTGGGACTACCGAGCGCGCCCTGTGGCGACGTGATGATGCCCGCCATGATCGCGCGGCGACGCTTCGAGCTATCCTTGGTGAGATCGAGCCCCTCGTCCGGCAGCTTCATCGACTGCCGTTCCGGCTGCGTCGGCATATCGGGGGTTTTCGGCGTGCACATTCGCGCGGCTCTCCTTTGTCCCGGAGAGCGTTACGGGGCGCCCCTATGGCTTTGAATCGGGCCTATAGCTCGTCGTATCGATCGCGCTGTTTCACCGACGGCGGGGGGAGCGAAGGCATGGGGGTCAGCGGGTCAGCGTCATATCGGCGCCGGATGGTCGCATAATTGCGACGCACATAGTGGCGATCGAGGCCGGACAGCTTGCACCAATCCTCGAACGAGGCGGGCGCGGGAAAGTCAGATTTCATCGTAGCGATCCCTATCCGGCCGTTGGCCGTAATTCTCGGGGTTGAGATAGCCCGGTACCGCGCGCGGCAGCACGGGCTCGGCGAAGGTGCAAGCCAGCGCGTCGCCGTCATCTGGGCTGGCAAGGCCGCGTTTCTTCATATCCTTTTTCCGCTCGAGCACGATGCTGACCTCGTCGGCGCCGAAGCCATAGGTCGGCCCGACAAGATCGTCGGTCAGCTGCTGCTCTTCGGGAATAGCGCCGCCCGGCAGCCATGCCCGCATGCGCGTCCACATCTGACTGCGCTTGTTGCCGGTATGTACGGTGACGCCATTGTCGAGATAGGCCATCCCGCCTTCGCCGCCGAACCAAACCTCATAGACATTCTCCACGCCCAGCTGACGCAGTCGGTCGATGACGGCCGCGCCGATGTTTCCGGCATCGACGAAGATCGCGTCGGGCTTCCAGCGCATAGCCTCTAACGCAACCTCGGAGGCGATCGTCATCGCATCCTGCTTCGCCCACCGCTTCCACGGCCGGGACTTCGCGTCGCGGCCGCAACGGATTGCGAGAACCGACTTGTCATCACCGAAACGGGCACAGTCGAGACCGAAGATCACCGGATCGGAGCCGAGGCTCTGCACCTCGCGGATCTTCGCCGCTTCGACGACGTCGGACGAGATGAACTGCATCGACGAAGCCGACGGGAACATGCCGCGCACGCGGACCTTTACGATGTCGCTGTCCTCGCCATAGGTGGCGACGAGCTCGTCGAGGTACGCCTTGTTGGTGCCCTCAACCGTGCGGCTATCGATCTGCGACGTGATCCACAAATTGCGTTGCTTGCCAAAGCATTCTCGGAACGCGCCGGTGTTGAGCGTCGGGTTCCCGAAGGCGATCCAGATGATTTCCGTCTCTTCGTCAGTGAGCGCGCCGAGCGTCACCTCCCAGACCTTGTCGGAAATGCCCGAGGCTTCGTCATAGATCACGACAATGCGCTTGCCCTGATTGTGCAGGCCCGCAAATGCTTCGGTATTATTGTCAGACCAGGTGACGAGGTCGGCGCGCCACGCCTTTTCCCGGCCGGGCATCATGCTGACAAGGCTGGTCGCGTTCGGCTTGAACCAGTCGCGGGTAATGGCGAGCCGCGCCCATTTAGCGATTTCCGGCGATGTCTTGGTGAGCAGCTGGCCTTCGGTGTTGGCCGTGACGACAATGCGCGTGTCAACGCAGGTATCGAGCGCCCATTTGATGATCATGCCGATCAGCGCGGATTTGCCGATACCGTGGCCCGAGGCGACCGCGATGCGGCACGGCGAATAGCGCGAAGTCGGATTCTGCAGATGCTCGCCGATCTCGCGCAGCCGATCCTGCTGCCATTTGCGCGGGCCCGGGTGCTTGGCGAGGTCAGTCCCTTCCTCGCCCCAGGGGAACGCGTACAGGGCATAGCCGAGCGGATCGTGCGTGAACCCGCCAATATCGTCTGCCAGCTGCTTGAGCAGCGCGGCCTTAGCTGTCGCCAATGGCCCGCTCCCGCGCGCGGCTGAGCAGAGCGGCGAGATCTTCAGTGGTATCGACCTCGACACGCTCCTTGAATGCCTGGACGCCGATATGCTTGCCCATGAGCTCGATGCGCTTCAGCCGGTCGCTGATCTTGACCTTGCGCAGCATGCCAACCTGGACGCGATCCTCGCCGCGGCCTTCCCACAGTTCTTCGACCTCGATGCCGCTGATCAGCCCTTGGCGCCAGACGAGAGGCCACTCCCAAACAGGGAGCAATTTGCCCTCATCATCGAACAGGTCGGCAATATCGGCCTCGACCTCATCTTTCAGGCGCGAGAGCACATCCTGGGCATCGACTTTGGCCGCCTTCACCATTTCTTTGCGCTGCGCCTGAATTTCGTTCCTGATCTCAACATTTTTCAACAGGCGCGAGCCCTGCGAATAGGCTGTCTTTTCGCTGTAACCCGCCGCGATCGCGGCCTTGGTCGCGTTGTGGGTGCGCAGATACTCGGCGATGAAAAGCGCGCGGTCGAACTGCGCCTTGCGCGGGACGCGCTTCTTCGCTGGCGCCTTCTTCGGCGCGGCCGACTTCTTTGAGGATGCAGGCATATCACCCACGTTCCATCTCCACCTTCCAGCCGACATAGACCAGGTCCGCGAGTGCCTCGGACAGGCTCACGCCCCGGCTGCTCGCCCATTTCAGGATCTCGGCGCTGACATCGGGATCGCGCGCCTTCACCGACACGGGAGATGGCGTCGGCACCTCGCGCGGCCGATCGCGCCAATGCGGCGCGGTGTTGAGCGGGCGCGCGGTCCACAGGCCGGTTTCCACGATCATGATCTGGCGGCTGCGCTGGTACCGGCGCACCTCGATCAGCCCGCGCTGCTCCAGGCGCTGCACCGCGCCGACGGTGCTGCTCACCGCCGAATAGCCAGACACCTCGAGCAGATCATCGCAGGTCGGTGCAGGGCGCCCGGCATGCGCCGCCGCAACAAGCGCGCCGTAAATCTTTCGGTCCTTAATCGGCAGGTCGCAAATCAGCGCGGCCACTTCAGCTTTCTTCATCGACGGTTCTTCCCGACAAAACCCAGAAACTTGCGCCCGTGCGGCAGAATGGTGATGACTGCGCCATCGCCGCAGACGGCGCGGTGCCCGGTCGGCAGGATCACGGCACCCCCTCCCATCCGATCGCAAATGTCGAACGCGGGGCCGCTGAGCCGCTCGACGATGATACGCGCCGGGATTTTGGCTACGCGCTCGCGGTATCGCCGGATGGCGTGCAAGGTGACGACGATCGGGATACGGGAATCATCCATCGACCGCCTCCTGCCGAGGGGCCGCCGCCGGCGCTTCCGCCTGAAACACGACACGGCCGACCACTGACCCGCTGGCCGCTGCGACGGCCGCGCCGATCTGGATCGCGAGATTGTTTTCCACCCACCCCGCCGCGAACTTCGAGACGCAGACCACGGTCACCGCCTCCTCGCCGAACAGGATCGCAGCACCCTTGATCCAGCTGCTGTAGGTTGTCGGCCCGAGTTCCTTTTCGAGCGCGGCATGCACGGCAGCGCTGCGCGCATCCTCGCGGACCTTCGCGCGAACCGGGGGAGGAGGCAGGGCGGAAGCCACCGCGGGACGGGCGGCGGGCGGCGGCGCGAAACTGACGCCGCGCATTTTTGCATGCATTACGCGGGGATGGTCGTTGTTGACCCACTTCCCGAGCGCCGCGCGCCAGTCAGATTTACAGCCGATCGAACGGGTTTCGCTAAGCCAGTGCAGCTTGAACGCCTCGCACACCGCCTCATAGGCACCGTCGGGCCATTGCGCGACGAGGCGCGCCGCAACAGGCGGCAGATCGTCAGGCGCCGGTGCCTGCCAATCAGCAGGTAGACGGTGGCCGGGCTTGCGCTCGCGCGCCTTCCGCTTCGGCGCCGGCCGCTTCTTCTTGGTGTCCTGTTCGCCCTTTTCCTCGTGGGGCGGATCATCAGCGTCAGCTGATGATAGGGGAAGTGGGTTCAATAAGGGTTTGGGTGTAGCTGCTACACCCCTCCCCCCTACCGAGGGTGACCGGTCCGGCCGCTTCACCGGTGAAGATTTTACACCGGTGTAACGCGCCTTCCGAACCCAGCAACCGACCAGCGGAAGAGCGGCCAGCGCGTCGACATTGATCGCATATTCGACCGTGTGGCCATTGGCGCAGGGCTTGGTCCCGACAGCGACGAGCAGCCCGTCGGCGATCAGGCCCTGTATCGTCGTGATGACAGTCTTCTTGGTCAGGTCGAGCTCGTCGGCCATCGTCTGCTTCGACGCGTAGATGCCGCCACCGCAGTCGGCCGCCTTGTCCGCGAGATAGGCCATCATCGCCAGGCGCGTGACGCTGCCGAGCTTCCGCTTGTAGCATTCGGTGATGAGGTGGTTGCTCACCGCAGCGGCTCCGCAAGGTCCGGCCGGCCGATCCCCTCGGCAATCCTGATGGTGGTTTCGCGCACCCTGGCGCGCTCGCGGTCGCGCTGCGTGACATAGCCCGCCCGGCTCGCGGCCGAGCGCTCTGCGGCGACCGCGACGGCGATCAGCCGCTGGGCGGCGTCTTCGGACACCATTGCCGTCGATGGTTCGCGCCGGCCGAAGATACGATCGAAGATCATGCTGCCAGCGCCTCCGGTTGCCAGTTGCAGAGGTCAGGCTGGTTCGCTGCGACGAGCGCGCGCGCCACGGGCGGACAGACGCTGTTGCCGATCGCGCTGATCTGCTCGGCGATCGTCAGGGGGCGCTCGACCCACTTGCCGCGCAGGAACTTCCGCACGACTGGGTTGAGGACATAATCGTCGGGGAAACCCTGCGCCCGGGCGAGCTCGCGCGGTTTCAGCATGCGCAGGCCGATGTCGACGATGACATAGGTCACCGCGTCGATGGTGACGGTGACGACGGCAAAGCGGTCTTTCGTCGTCACGGTGCCGATGGGCTCGGAAAGCCCGTGTCCGTCCACTTCGTTGCCATAATATTTGATGAGGAAGGCTGCCGTGCGAACCGCGCGCGCCATCGTGTCGGGCGGCAGCGCGCCCTCTTCGATCAGCGTCGTTTCGACGACGCGCTGCTGCGCACCGGTTGTCGTGGCGGTCGACAAGGGCCGACGCGCATCGCGACCCGACAGGTTCTTGTTGCGTGGGCCGCCGTTGGCCTGTTCGAGGTGAGCCGCGACGACGGCATGATGCTGCCCCCCCGCACGCGCTGAGCGGAGCGGAGCCTCAGGATTGCCGCTGCCGTTCGTCTTGTCGCTCCCGTAGAAGCTCGACAGGAACGCGGTGACCTGCCCTGTCTTAGCATGCGTCGTTGCCGACGGCGCGGGCTGGGCCACGTCCGCACCGACTGATTTGCCATATTGCTGGTCGAGATAGGTAAGCTCGGCCGTAGCGACCTGGTTCGTGTCCTTCTTCGACGCGGCAATGGTGTGGTGAGGCTCGTCGGCGCGGTGATTGCGGCCGCCGTGCTGCCCGTGCGTGATGATCGGCGCGATTTCCGTTTCAACGACGCCGTGCTTCGCGGCTCCTGCCATCGCGGTGTCGAGCGGGTCACGCGCATCCTTGCCGACGCCGTTCTGCGACATCTTGTGAAGGTGCGCCGAGACCATTCCCAGCGGTGTTGCCCCGGCGGGCCGCGCTGGCGTTCCGTTCGCCGTCACCGTCGGGGCGGGGTCGGCCATGTCGGACCCGACCGCGCCGCCGCGGAACTTGGTAATGTGCGGGGCGATCTCGCAATCTACCGCGGCGTGAGCGTTGCCACCGGCGCTGACCGTGCCAAGCGGATCGGAGCTCGGATATTCTCGCCGTCCCCCGCTATAGCCGTGCGCAACGGAGACGATGAAAGGTTGAGCCGCGTTCACGACATACCTCATGACGCCATGAGCGATGCGGCGCTTCGTTGCCTCGGCCAGCTCGCGGTTGCGCTCGAAGATCGACGGGCACGGGATGCTCCAATCGATGCACTCGGCTGCGGTGCGATAGGGCAGCAGCTTGCCCGCAAGGACGCGGGGATCGTTCGCCGGCCCGTGCGTAGGCTTCGGCCAGACGATCGGCTTTCCGTCGCGGCGGAAGATCATGTAGAGCCGCTTGCGGCTAGTCGGGGTGCCATATTTGCACGCGATCAACAGGCGGTGCTGCACCCGATAGCCGAGGCGCCGGATGCTCCGCTTGAACTTCTTGAACTCGCGGCCCTTGTGATCCGGCAGCGGCACGCCGTTGCTGTCGAGCGGCGCGGCATACTCGAACTCTTCGACGTTCTCGAGGTAGCCGACATCGGGCAGCGTCTCTTCGAGCCAGTGGATCACTTCCCAGCAAAGCGCACGGATCGAGCGATCCTTGACCGGCCCGCCCTTCGCCTTGCTGTATTCCTTGCAGTCTGGCGAGAACCACGCGCCGGCGACCCGGCGCCCGCGCGTCGCGGTGCGCGGCAGGAAGGGTGCGCGGATATCGGTGCAATGATGCTCCGTATCTGGATGGTTCGCCTTGTGGATCGCAATCGCGGTGGGGCTGTGGTTGATCGCGATGTCGACGTCGCGGCCCAGCGCCTGGCCGATGCCGGTGCTCGCGCCGCCGCCGCCGGCGAAACCATCGATGAAGAGGTGGTGCAGCTTCATGATTCCTCCCGGTTGCACTCGCGGCAGCGCCCCGGTCCGGCGCAGGGCATTTCCCGGCCGTCGGTGAGGCGGAAGACGTGGGTGCGGCGTTCGCCGAGCTCGCGGCGCACGTAATCGCGGCGCGTCTCGGTGCGGATGATGTCGGGCGTCGAGGGCGTCGTCATGCCGCCTGCTCCATCTCGAGCAGGTCGAACAGCGACGGCACCGCGGCTTCGCGCTCCGCTTCGGCGAGATACAGGCAGCTGTGCCGGAAATAGTCGGGGTTGAGCTCGCTGCCCCGGCCGCGGCGGCCCTTCATGATTGCCCGCATCGGCACCGTGCCGAGCCCGCAGAAGGGGTCATAGACAAGCTCGCCCTTCATGCTGAAGCGGTCGATCAGCCGGTCGACAATATCGAACTGGAGCGGACAGACGTGCTTCTCGCGGCCTTTCTGCACCTGTTCGGCGTTGAGGGTGCGCATCCGCACGACATCGTCCCACACATCGGGGTGATGGCTGCCGGGGGCGAGCGACATGAAGGTGCGAGGCAGGTGGCCCCGGCCGTCGTTTGGATCGCGCGCCTCGATGGTCTCGCCGATCGCGACATGCGCCGCCGCGTCATAGATCAGGTCGCGGCTTTCGGTCGTGAAGGCTTTGACCAGCGGCCCGACGCCCATCTCGGCGAAGCGCGGCGCCGCGGCGGCGAGCTCGGCCGGGTGCAACGGGCGATCGCCCGACGAGCGCCAGAATGCGTGCGCGTCGATCTGCCACTGCGCCAGGCTGTAGTCTGCGGCGGATTTCGCGACGGGCTTGTCGGCATAGCCGCGGCTGCGGTCGCTCTGCGGCTTTCGCATCAGCAGGATATATTCGGGGCTGCCGGCGCCCATCTTGGTGCCGTCCTTCAGCATCTCAGAATAGCTGAGGCGGTAGGTCTGATTATTCTCGCGCACGACGTCGGTGACGACGGTGATCATGCCCATGAACTGGAAGCCGTGGCGCTGGTAATGGAACAGCGTCTTGGCGTGGAATGGGTTGACCGTCGGCACACCCTCGCCGGTGACCGCGCCGAAGAGGATCCGGTCTTTTACATGGATGCAGGCGAGCCGGCCGGGGCGCAGCGCGCGGTAAAGCTCCGGCGTCAGATAATCCATCTGCGCGAAGAAATGCGCGTCGTCGTCGGTGTGGCCGAAGTCATTATAGCTCGGCGTATATTCATAGTGGTTGCTGAAGGGGATTGAGGTGACGATCAGGTCGAGGCTGTCGTCGGTCAGCAGCCGCGCCTCTTCGACGCAGTCGTTGTGAGCGAGGGTCCAGCCGTTGCCCGACTGCTCGGCACGCTCGACGCCGATGCTGCGGCTCGCGACGTCGGCCGCCGCCTCGTGGTTGAGGCCATATTTGCGGATGATGGCGCTCATCTTGGCCGTGAGCTCTTCGTGCAGGGCCCATTTATCGAGCAGGATGCGCCGGACCTCTTCCTCGGTTTCGGCATAGATCGCATCGACGATGACCGGCTTCGTCTGGCCGAAGCGCTGGACGCGGAAGATCGCCTGGATGAAATCGTTGAACTTGTGGCCGATGCCCGCGAAAATCTCGCGGTGGCAATGCCGCTGCAGGTTGGTACCGGAGCCGAGCATCACCGGCTTTGCGGCGAGGTCCTTGATCCGGCCGTCGCTGAAATCACCGACGATCGCCTCGCGCGCGTCCAGATCCTGCGTTCCGTACACAGCGGCGATGCGGTCCCGGCCGGGCACGTCGAGCGCTTCGATCGCGCGGCGCTCGTCCTCGAGGTCGTGCCAGATGAGGAAATGATCGTCGGGGTCGGCCGCCATGATCTCGGCAACCTTGGCGATGCGAGCATCCATCGTGCGGCGCTTCTCGCGACTGGCCTGCACCACGCCGACGGCATTGTCGCGGATCAGGCGGCGCTGGCCGTTGCTGTCGGCGCCAGCGTCGCTGATATCGGCCTCGACGCAGTGCCAGCGCACCTCGATCGGCGGCAGGTCATAGCCTTCGTCGCTGAACCCGAGGTCTGACGGTCGCTGCAGGAAGACCGCCCAGCTGTTGAGCCAGAGCCAGAATTCATCTTCCTTGTGGGGGTAGAGGTTGAGGTCGTTTGCCTTTTCGCTGTTGCGCTGGAAGAAGCGCGTCAGCGCCTGTCCCGTGTCCATGACGCCAAGGAACCCGGCGTAGTGGATCAGCTCCTTGTAGCGGTTCGGCGAGGGCGTTGCGGTCGCGACGAAGCGGTACGGCACCGCCTCGAACAGAGGGAGGAACTCCTGAAATGTCTTGCTGCCATAGCTGCGCAGCACCGATGCTTCATCGAGGCTGGCGACGCGGAACTTGCTGACATCGATCTTGCCTTCGCGGACGCTTTCGTAATTGGTGAGGAAGATGCCGCCCGCATCGCCACAGGCTTCGATATCAGAATCGGATTTTACAAAGTGGACCGTGAGGCCGAGCAGCGCCGCGTCTTTCATGAATTCCATGCGGACGCCGAGCGGTGCGACGATCAGCGCGTCCGGCATGAAGCCTTCGACCTCTTCCAGCTTGCGCAGGATGGTGTCGCAGATCAGCAGCTGCTGGATCGACTTGCCCAGGCCGAACGCCTCGAACAGCGCGCGGCGCCCGCCCTCGACCGCCCAGCGGACGATGTGACGCTGATGTTCCTTCAGTGGCCGGCCGTCGCGCAGGTGCGTCGGGATCTCGTCCAGCGTGCAGGGCAGGCCCGCGAGAGGCGCGGCAGGCATCTTGGCTTCGAGGAAGCTGCGGTAATTCTCGGCCGTCATGATCAGGCCGCCAACGGCAGGCTCAGCTGCATCCCGAGCGCCGACGCATAGACGTCGAGCAGCGCTTCCATTTCCTTTCGGTCGTGGACCGGGATTTTGCGCAGGCGCACGATCTTGCGCATGATCTTCGGGTCGTAACCCTGCGACTTCGCCTCGAGGTAGACGTCGCGGATATCGTCGGCGATGCCCTTCTGCTCCTCGACCAGGCGCTCAATGCGCTCGATGAACAGGCGCAACTGTTCGTCCGAAACTTTCGCTTCGCTCATAGCTTTCGCTCCTTTGGTGCCCCCCTCGACGGGAGCGTTGCGTGGACCATCGCGGGGAAATGGGCCTGTCAGCGCAGGGCCGAACCGCTCCCCGCGATGGAATTGATGATGGGGCCGAGCGCGATGGCGTCGTGGGCAAGGCGGGCCAGCTTGACGTGCGACAGGCTTCCGTCCTCGAGCGCCTCGGCACCGTTGGCCGCGAAGCGCGCGCAGGCCGCGACGGCGGTGCGCACCGTGGCAGTTGCTTCGAAGTGCAACGGCGCGGTGACGAAGCCCATGCGGTTGGCAAGGCGCTGGAAGGCAGCGGGCGGCAGGGCCGAGAAAATCCGCATCGCCGTGTTGAGCGGCATCATCGGTCCGTCGACCTCGACATAGGAGCGCAGTCGGCGCTCCCAGGTGTCGATGCTCCCCTCACCGTCGAACGTGGCGGCGGCCAGCGCGGCCCAGCTGATCGTGCGGCCATGACCGACGAAGTGCCGCAGCGTGTCGCGGACAAGGGCTCTTACAGCCTCGCTGGAAAACTCGGGCGCCATTTCCATTGGATAGGGAGCCGCCGCGCGGCATCTGATCGTCCATGGAACAGGAAGACGATAAGCGGCACGGCGGGGCCGAGGGGTTGGGGGGAGTGAGCCCCGCCGTGCCTGCCCGAAGTGCCGGGGGGGCGACACACTCCGGGGATGGGTTGCAGGGGCGGGATTCGAACCCGCGACCTCTTGGTTATGAGCCAAACGGGATGACCGGACTTCCCTACCCTGCGAAAACAGTTGAACCAGCATCAGGCCGCATCCTCCCGGACGATAGTGTCGGGCAGGAGGAGCTCGGCTTCGGTGACGGCGCCGTCCGACCATGCCGCGATCTTGACCGCGAGCGGGAGGCTGGGCTGGCGCTGTCCATAGGCAATCTTGCGAATCGTGCTCTCGGCCTCGTCGAGCTCCGCCGCAGCTTCTGGCATGGTGAGCCCGAGGGCCTTGATGTGGTCGAGCAGCTTCATGCCCATAACATGCCCAATATGGGCACCCCATGCAACACACAAAGTGCCCAACCTGTCCTCTATACGGAATATGCCCAAGGAGGGCACAAGACACGCATGGCGAACAACCGCATTGCAGAGCTTCGCAAGGCGAAGAACATGACGCAGGAAGAGCTCGCCGAGCTCGCGAACACGACCGTCAACAATCTGGGCAAGCTCGAGCGCGGCGCGCGGCGCCTCAATCAGGATTGGCTGAACCGGATTTCGGAGGCGCTCGACTGCGACCCGTCGGAACTGATCGGCAAGCGCGGCTTCACGCCGCCCTCAGGCGAGCGCGCCGAGCGTCCGCTCGATATCAAGCGCGCACCCGATCACATGCCGACGCGCGGCACGCGCGACGACGTCGGCGCGGTCCAGCTGCGCAGCCTCAACCTCGAGCTCGCAATGGGCGACGGCACCGATCTTGAAGACTGGATCGAGGAATCGGACGTCAGCTTCGACGCCAACTGGCTCGCCGCGATCACCGCCACCCCGGCCGACCGCCTCATCATCGGCCGCGGCGTTGGCGACAGCATGGCGCCGACGATCGGGGATCATGACGACGTGCTGATCGATCTCAACGAAACCGAGCTCAACAAGCTCGACCGCATCTGGGCAATCACGATCGACGGCGCCGGCGCGATCAAGCGGCTTATGCCGGCGGGTGGCGGCATGGTCGAGGTGCTGTCCGACAATCCCCAGCATCCGAATCGGGTGCGCACCTATCCGCGCGAAGCGGTGCGGATCATCGGCCGTGTGCTATGGTCAGGCAGGAGGCATTGACATGACGCAGGAGATTTGGGGCGGCATCCTGATCGCCTATATCTTGGTCGGCATCGTTGTCATGGGTATGGGCAACGGCACGGGGCAGAAACCCGATGGCCTTCCCGGTTCGGGGCGCGTCGCGACATGGGAAGCGCGCGAGAAGCGCGGGAAGATCGCGGCGCTGGTCTGGATCGTCGGCCTCGTTGCATTGCTGATCGCGTCCGCTACCTAGGGCAGGTGCCCACCCAGTTCACCCTGCCGATCGTCGGGACGCAGTTCCCGAACAAGAAGCGCCGCGCGCCTACGCGCCGCTTCGCGCTCGAGCTCTGCAAGCCAGGCGATCCCGTTACCCTCAGGCGCGAGCCGGAAAACCCGGTAGACCCGCACGCGATTGCGGTCGACACGGCCGACGGACTTCAGATCGGCTATGTCCCGGCCGACCGGGCGCCCTATGTGGGCATGCAGATGAACCGCGGCGAAGTGACTGCGATATTCCAGGGCACGACCGAGCGCGGCGGCTATGTGCGTATCGGCTTCGACGGAGAGGCGCCTGTTCTGCCGCCCGCGCGCCAAGAAGAGCCGGCCGCCGAGGATTGGTGGCCCGACGAGATCTACCCCGACGATTAGCGGCGGTCGGGGCAACATGCCCACTATGGGCATTTAATACATTGACAGATGCCCATATAGGGCACATTAGTTACGCGTCTTGGGCAGATGGTCTGCCCGGCGCGGAGACTGTCGATGCCCCCGGCACACGAACACCCTGAAACCGCCGACGTCGTGTTCGACGTCGTGCTCGCTCGCCTGGCGATCGCGTTCGCAGGGCTCGCGTTCGGCCTGCCGCTGCTCGGGTGGGCGCTGTCGTGAGCGGGGTTCGGACCATGGCGGCTTGCCTCGAAAGCGCTGAGCGCGAACTGCGCGAGCGGCCGCTCGACCTCGCCGACCTTGTCGGTGAAGAAGTGAACGCGGTCGAGCGCTGCAGCTATGGCGTGCGCATCCGTTTCGGGTCCGGCCGCTCCCTCGCCTTTCCCTCGCGCGTCGCGATCGACGCCGCCGGCGCGGCGGTGATCGAGCCGTGACGATCGCCCTTCCCTCTGCGCGCGCCTTCCTGGTGCTGATCGTGGCGGCGGCCGCACTTGGCGCCAGCCTCGGCGCGGTCGACCGCGCGCGCGGTGTGCCGAGCGCCAGCGCCGCAATCTTTTCGAGACCCCCGGCTCCTCCCTGCACGCCGGGACAACCTGCCGCCGCCCCCGCAACCGTCCACGCGGTGGGCGGCGGCCTTTCAGGAGAATAGCCGTGGCCGATGCGCCCGAAGGTGAAAACATGGTGCGTGTCGACGACGCGCAGATGCAGCTGTCGTTCGAACTCTGCGACGAATTCCGCAAGGCGATCTTTGCCCGGATCGGCGAAGCAAAGGATCCAAGCGATCTGATCGCTATCGGCATGTCCGCGGGCGTCATGTTCGCCGGGATGCAGGCGGGCCACCTGATCGCGATGGGCGACTATGTCGAATCGCCCGAGCTCAATGCGCAGCTGTCGCAGATGCTCGAGCACAATTTCCCGCTCGGCATCCACTTCGGGAAGCTGCACGCCGCCCGTCAGATCGCCGCGCTCGAAGGGGAGATGAACTGATGACCCGCATATGGACCCCCGACATGGTTATATATCACAGCCCCTGCCAGGACGGCTGGGGCGCGCGCCTCGCCTGCTATCTGCGCTGGCCCAATGCGGTTTACGTGCCCGCTAACTACGGCAATCCGCCGCCCGACGTCGCGGGGCTCAACGTGTTGATCGTTGATTTCAGCTATAAGGAAGGCGTGCTGCGCGACATGGCGCGCGTCGCGTCAAGCATCGTGGTGCTCGATCATCATAAGACTGCCAAGGAAGATCTGTTTCGCTATCAGGTTGCCGGGACGGAGAGCGGTGAATTCAATTATTTGACCGCGCCGCTGGAACTGATCGGCGCCGCCGACAGTGAAGAGCCGTTGCCGCTCGTCGCGCTGTTCGACATGGAGCGGTCTGGTGCGATGCTCGCGTGGAACTTCGCGCACCCCGACGAACCGGCGCCCGCGCTGATCGAGGCGATTCAGGATCGCGACCTTTGGCGGTTCAATCTGCCGCACAGCAAAGCGCTCGCGACGCTCTTGCGCACGGTCCCTGATGACGTGATGCACTGGCACGCCCTGCTGATGACCCCGTTCGAGCAGCTTGTCGCCGAGGCGCACCCTATGCAGGTGTACCACGACAGTCTCGTCGAGGCGCTGGCTGAAAAGGCCGAGCTTGTGACGATTGACGGGGTCGACTTCGTGCGCGCGAATGTCCCCTACATGTTCGCCAGCGACGTCGGGCACTTGCTGCTCGAGCGCAATCCCGGAACGGCAGCAATGACCTGGTCGGATGGCAACGGCTATCGCCACGTCTCGCTGCGCTCGCTCGACGACCGTAAAGACGTGTCGGATTTCGCCAAGAAATACGGCGGCGGCGGACACCGCAACGCGGCGGGCTATCGCGTGCCGCTATGACCGCCCGCGCCGATCTCAAGCTGCGCGAGGCCGAAGACCTGCGCGCGCGCCTCATCAGCGAGGGGCGGCACCGCGATGCGGAGATCATCCGCAGTCTCGCCGCCACCTATCGCGCCAGCCGCCAGGCGAACGCGCTGCTCCACGCCGACAACCAGGCGCTGAAGGAAGGCAAGCCCGATGGCGGCACAATCGACATGGACTATCCGGCGCGCGCCCGCGCGAAGATCGCCGAGATCCATGCGGCGCTCCCGGCCGACGCAACCTACAGCATGCGCGTGAGCGCGCTGAAGCGCGGCTATCCCTTCGGCGAGCGTCGTTTCTGGCCGTACCAGGCATGGCTCCAGGAGCGCGCGAAATATCTGCGCCAATATGACCCCGAAGCCCCGCTCGGACCGCTGCTCGACGGCGTGATCTTTCCTTTCCAGACGAGGGCGGCGTGAAGACCTGGGGCTATGAGAGCAGAGCGAACGGCAAGAACGTCATGCTGCTCGACTTCTGGCTAACCATCGGCCGCGGGCAAGGCGGCAGCGATCGGCCGAGCGTGAAGGCGACCGCGGGTTATCCCAACCTCGCGCGCAACGAACGCGCCATCAATCTGAAGATGGAACTGCCCATCGCCCTGTTCGAAGCGCCCAGCCTCTCGGCGACGATCAAGGTCGACGCCCCCAGCCAAGCTGTTTCGATCGATGCCGAGACGGTTGCCGAGGCCGTGCGCCAGGCGATTGGCATGGACGTCGACATCCAAGTTAACCGAGGAGACGAGAATTGAGCGACGAACCGATCGAGATGGACGTCACTGGCCTCACCCGAAGCGTAGTCAACACCACGCCGCTCGGCTGCCATGACGTCGCCACGCCGCACGGCCTTGTCCATTTCTGCGAGGGAAACGGCCTGTTCACGTCGTTGCTTGAGACGGGCGACGAAGGAACTTCGCCGACCACCGGCGCCATCATGGTCTATCTCGACGGAGAGGATGGGCAGAAAGGCCGCGGTATCGTTGTCCAGTTGAACGCGACCGCGATGCGGGAGGTCGCCGCTTCGTTGCTGGAGAAGGCGGATCTGCTCGAGCCGGTGAGGCCGAACTGATGGCCGACCGCCCGAACCGCGACGACCTGCAGCACCAGGTCGACACCTTCAACGCCGCCTATAGCATCGGCCAGCGCGTCGTGCTGCGTAAGGATGACGGCACCGATTTCGAAACCCACACGCGCGCGCGTGCCGCAATCCTGTCCGGCCATTCCGCCGTGATCTGGGTGAAGGGCGTCGCGGGCTGCTATCTGCTCGACCGGGTGACGCCGCTATGACGGTCCGCACGCTCCCCCAAGCTGCCGTCAAGCTGCTCGAACGCGAAGGCACAGGCATCAGCTGGGCCGATCTGACCATGAACTTCTGGATCGGATGCCAAGAGGTCAGCCCGGCGTGCGACCATTGCTATGCCAGGGAATTCACGAACGCCCGCGTCAACGCGATGCGCGAGAAAACCGGCAAGCCGCCGATCGTCTGGGGCCCGGGCGGCGCGCGCGAGCAGACCTCGCCGGCGAACCGGAAGAAGCCACTCCGCTGGAATCGCATAGCAGCCGAGGCGGGGGTGCGCCTGCGCGTGTTCTGTAGCTCGCTGTCCGATTGGGCCGACAAGCATGTGCCCGATGAATGGCGCACCGAGATCGCCGACATGATCCGCGCTACGCCTTGGCTCGACTGGATGCTGCTGACGAAGCGGATCGGCAACGCCCACGACATGCTGACCAAGATGTTTCCCGAGGGCGTGCCGTCGAATGTCTGGATCGGTATCACGGTCTGCAATGCCGCCGAGTGGCGCCGTGACATTCCCAAGCTCCGCGCCGTCAAGCTCATCCATGAAATTCCCGTCGCCTTCGTTTCCGTCGAGCCGATGCTAGGCGCCCTGCCGCCGGAGATCGGGTCTGACTTTTATCACGAGTGCGAGAACTGGCGGGATGATGACGGTTACGCACCCGCCATGGACCCGTCGACCGGGCAGTACGAATGCTGCTCGAAATGCGATTATTCAGGCGTCAGCGACGAGCGCGCGATCGATCTGATCATTGTCGGCGGAGAGAGCGGCAAGGGCGCCCGGCCGCTCCATCCTGACTGGGTGCGCCAGATCCGCGATGCTTGCGCGCAGAACGGCGTCACCTTTCATTTCAAGCAGTGGGGCGAGTACCTGCCGGTCTTCGATCGCGACGTCGACGATCCGGACTGGCGCGATTGCGGCCGCTGGCAACATGAGCGCCCCAAGGGGCAATGGCACAATCTCGCAGGCGGTACCGGCTTTCACGGCGATCGCGTCGTCTACGTCGACCGCGTCGGCGTTCGGAAGGCGGGGCATCTGCTTGATGGCCGCGAGCATCGGGAGATGCCAGCATGACCGACGCCCCCCACATCGCCTTCACCGTCGGCGCCACCCGTTATCTGGCAAATCTCGATCGCGAGGATCTGCGCGGCGAGCACATCGCGGTGCATTATCAGAAGGCGCCGGTGACCAACGAGGATGGCAGCACGTCGATCAGCCTGATCATGCCGGTGCTGATCACGACGCTCTACCTCGCCGAACGGCAGGACGTGGCCGAAAAGGTCGCGGCGCTGCTCAACAGGCATTGGGATGACGACGATGGCAGCGACGAGCTCGCCGCGCTCCGCAAGGAAAACGCCGACCTGAAGGCCCAAGGCGAGCGGCAGTCGTCGACGATCGCCATCCATCACCAGAATTTTGACGAGATCTACGAGCGCGCCTGCCGGGAAACCGGCGAGTTCGCCGAGTGGGTCCGCAGCATCACGCACCCCCAAGCCGACCAACGATAGGAGATTTTCAATGGACCGCCCCGAAATGATCAGCCTTCTTCAGCAGTCTCATAACGAAATCGTGAGCCTTCGCCGCGAGATCGCCGAGCTTGCCCCGAAGGCGCACGCCTACGACACCATCGCGGCGGTGACCCGCATGAAGCCGGCACCCGAGCAGGGTTATGGCGTCGATCTCGCCTGGCGTCTCGCGAAGGCGGTCGAAGAATTGCACGCCGAGCGCGAGGCCGAACGCGTCCCGGCCGACGATGGCGAAGCGGCAACTGGCGAATGAGCAGCTGGTTCAAAGACCGGCGACAGGAGTTCATCGCGGCTAGCCTGAAGCAGTTCGGACAGATCCGCCGCGCCGACCTCATCCGGGAATTCGATGTGTCGGTGCCGCAGGCCTCCGCCGACATCGCTGCGTTCATGGCGGCGAAGCCCCCGCACGTGCGCTACGATGTCAGCGCGAAGGCATATGTGCTGCTCGATGTTGAGGACGCGGCCCATGGCTGACGCAATCAACTTCCCCGGCAGCAACTTCACTTTCACGGCGCCGCCCGACCGGGACGACGTGCGGGATCTGCATACCTTCCGCCAGCCGGAGGGCCCGTGCAACGTCAGCTGCTGGCAGCTGCGCCCCGACGAGCTCGACGAGGTCGCGCGCACCGGCTGCGTCTTCCTGTCGGTGATGAGCGGCCTCCATTTCTATCCCGCCTTCGTCGGCTCGGAGAGCGTCGTCAGGAGCGTTGTCGTCGATTACGGCAAGGTGTGGGACCGCGGCCCTTGGCCTCCCGCCGTAGCGCACGCGGGCGGAGGTCTGCCGCGCGCCATATTCAGCGCGGGCTTTCACGCGACCGAGGATTCTGCCGTCGTCGATGAGAAATGGAACGAATGGGAAAGCGCCAGGCGCCGCGCCCGAGTGCAGGCAGCGTGCGCGCGGGGCTATGCCCTGTCGCCTACCGCGATAGCGCGCGCCGTCGAGGCGATGACGCCTCTGGTCAACGACGACATGGACGATGGCATGCGCCGCGCCTGGCTGTCGGATCTCGCTTACGCGGCCGTTAGCGCCGCGCTCGCGACTGGAGAGGCGGCATGAGGTCCGAAGACATCCGCGCCGCGCTGTCGAGGAAGTTCTGCGCCCCCGAATATGCCCTGTTCTTCGAGGTCGGCGACGCCACTGGTGGCCGCGCGCGCCGCTGGGCCGACGCCGTCGCGATGGGCCTGTGGCCTTCCCGCGGGCTCTCCCTGTCCGGTTTCGAGATCAAGGTCAGCCGTCAGGATTGGGTCAAGGAAATGCGCCAGCCTGCGAAAGCCGAGGCGATCGCGCGCTATTGCTCGCAATGGTGGATGGTCACCGCCCCCGGCCTGATCAAGGAAGGCGAACTGCCCGAACTATGGGGTCATTTCGAACTGCACCCGAACGGGCTGCGCGTCATCAAGCCGGCGCCGATAACCGAAGCCGAGCCGATCTCGCGCGAGTTTCTCGCCGCGCTGCTCCGCCGCGCCAGCGAGCTCGACCGGCGCATCGAGCGCGAGGCGATCGAGAAAGCCGTCGCCCGCGACGAGGAAACGACGAAACAGCGGATCGAGAATGAGGTCGAGTTTCGCGTCAGGCGCGCCGAGGACAAAGCGAAGGACGCGCAGGAGAAGCTGCAAGCGATCTATGACGCCTGCGGCCTCGAACCGCACGAGGTCAGCCGCATGTTCGGCGGCGACAACTTCGCGCGCGCCGTCGGCATGGTCCACAGGCTCGGCGTCGCGCAGACCTATGGCGGGCTCGCCGAGCTGGCGAAGAAGGTCCGGCCGCTCGCCGATTCGATCGACACCTTCATGTCGGCAATCTCCGACAGTGAGGAGGCGGCATGACAAAAGCTGTCACCCCCGACGCTGCCGAGTACCTGATCTGCAAGTACGGCATGTATTATCGCCCGAATGCGCAGGGCTATACCAGCAACGTGGCCGATGCCGGCCGCTACACGCTCGCCGAGGCAATTCAGCATTCGCACCCAAACGGGCCCAACGGGCCGCGGGACGGCATCACCTATGAGTTGGCGCCGGCTGCGCCGCCGCAAACCGAAGCCTCCGGCGAACTCTCTTCGCTAAGGGAGCGCGACAGGCGCACGATGACCGACGCGCAGCGCCTGATCTGGCGCGATGATGTCGAGGGCATCTGCCCGACGCCAGATATGTGCTTCGAATATGGCGATCGTGTCCGGTGTGGACCCTGCGCCATCAAGCAGGCGGATGCGCGCGGCATTGCCTCGGATATGTCGCTGCCCAACTTGCCGGAGGTTTCGCGGCAGCGTCGTGAGATCACCGCCCTCCGGGAGATGCTCGCGACAGCAATCTACGAGCATGACTGTCACCAAGGAAAAGCAACACTTCCTTGCCATTGGACGAACCAGGCGCGGCGCCTACTAGATGGAGCGCCGGCATGACAAAAGCTGTCACCCTCGACGTCGACCTTTTGGGCGAGCCGATTCTGCGCCGCTCCGCTTTCTTCCCTTCGCCGGGGATCCGGCGCACGCTCGGTCGCCGATGGGGACCGGGGCCGATAGCTTGCATGATCGGTTGCAACCCGTCGGATGCTGGCGAGGATCGTGATGACCCGACCTCGCTTTGGTGGATCCGATGGTGCCAGCATTATGGATTCGGCGGCTACGACGCCGTGAACTTCTACAGCTTTGTCGCGAGCGACCCGGCCGTGTGTCGCGAACGCGTGCAGCGCGCCTTCGCCGGGGAATGGGGTGACCGCGATGAGTTATTCGCCAATCGCGATCACGTCGCCCGTATCGCAAAGGCGGCCGATCAAGTCTTCGTCTGTTTCGGCAACATCGCAAACGACATCGACTGGGAATGGAACGAAAGCGTCATCGAGGAAATTCAGACCGGCGCCGCGCCGTATCCTGATCTTTGGTGCTGGGGCAAGACGAAGAGCGGCGCGCCGACGCATCCCATGGCGCGTGGCAAGCATCGCATAGACCCGTTGGCGCCACCGATCCTTTGGAGGGGTCGCGATGGGTAAGCACTCCACCATCGCTGCAATAACGCCCCGCCTGGTCGACGAAGAGACGGCTGCGGCCTATGTCGGCCGTGGCCGCACCAAATTCCGCGAAGCCGTCGAGCAGCGCCTCCTGCCCCCCCACAGCGACACGAACGGTAATGTGAAGCTCTGGGATATCCGGCTGCTCGACGCCTATATTGACGGCCGCAGCGGTTTCGGTGACACCTCGACGGGATGGGACGCTTGAACATCCCCGGAGTGTGCCAGAAGAAGGGCAGCACCTATCGCCGCTTCCGCTACTATGATGAGGCGGGGAAGCGGAAGGACATCTACGTCAAACTCCCTGCCCCGACCGACCCGCGCTTCGCGGTCGAGCTCGCGCGGGTCAATGCCGAATATACCGCCGCGCCCGAGACACGCAACGCGCCAGAGCCGGGCAGCTTCTGGGCGCTGGCGCAGTCGTTTCGTGCTGCGCTCGCGAAGGGCTGGACGAAGAAGCAGCGCAAGCGGAAGAAGCGCGAGGGCGAGCCGGAGAAGGGCATCAAGCCCTACTCGCCGAACACGATCGAGAATTATCTGCGCTATGTCGCGATGTTTGAGGATCCGGACTTCATCTACGAAAATCAGAAGACGCACAAACGCACCGCGGTGCGCGACCTCGATGTGAAGGGCATCCGGCCGGTCCATATCCATGAGCTCCGCGACGGCCTCGCCGAAACGCCGGGCAAGGCCAACAACTGGCTGAACGTCCTGAAGCTGATGCTGACCTATGCCACGGAGCGCGACTGGCGCCCCGACAATCCCGCCAGCGATATCGCGCCGCTGCCGCTTGGCGAGCATGAACCGTGGCCGGCCGACGTGCTCAAAGAGGCGCACATTGAAGCGTCACCGATGCTCTGGCTCGCGATCGTCTCCGGCCTATGCAGCGGCCAGCGCATCAGCGACGTGATTCGCATCCATCACACCTGGCTGAAGTCTGGCATCATGGAGCTCTCGCAGTTCAAGACCGACGTCGACGCCGCGGTGCCCGTCCACCCGTGGTGGCGCGAGGAGATCGACAAGCTGCCGAAGAAGGCGGTTACCGTGCTCTATGACCGCACCGGCCGGCCGTTCGGCAGCGAGGAGGCGATCCAGTCGCGGATCCGCGCGATGATGAAGAAGCTCGGGCACGTCGATTCGAACGGCAAGGCGCTCTACACCTTCCACGGCCTGCGTAAGAACGCCTGCTGCTACCTGCTCGAAACCGGGCTCAGCGACACCGACGTCGGCGCGATTCTCGGCATGACGCCCGAGACGGTGCGACACTATGGCAAGCGCGCCCGCGCGCTGACGATCGCACAGGGCGCCGCGGCGAAGATGAATGCGGTGCCGTTCTCGAAGATGGGGCGCTGAGATGAGCTTTTTCGAACACCACACCGCCGAGCAGTTGGCGGCCCTCACCGAGCAGTTATGTCGACGGGCCGCATCGAAGGGCGAGGGCTATCGCGTCTTCATTTCCAATCCCGAGCCCGAGAACGACGTGCGCGGATTTCGTTATCGATTCGACACGAAGATCCTTGATCCCGGTGAACCTGCGCCCGGTTCGGGCGTCATCTACGGCCCTTGGCCGGCCGACATTTTGGAGCGCGCAAATCAGGCGCTGGGGGAACCCGTGGGGGAACTGCTGGGGGAACCGACCGATTCGGTATTTCCCGGCTCCGGGAAGAACGGCAGATAACTGCCGATGGTGACCCCTACGGGACTCGAACCCGTGTTTTCGCCGTGAAAGGGCGACGTCCTAGACCGCTAGACGAAGGGGCCGTCAGTCGGTGAAGCGGCGCCTTAGACGCGCGTGTTCCTGCGGTCAAGCGCGCGGGTGGCCGGTGGGGCAGAAATATCGCCAGCGTCGG